TCACAAGGACAAATGAGGATGCTACTGCCGTTCTGATGAAATGGAGAAAGCAGGTTAAAGATATAAATGTAGATACGGTAGATTTGGAAAAGCAGTTAAGAAAAATGGGATATACAACTGAGGAGATAGATGCTATTATTAAGACGGTAACTGCTGATTTCGAAGGTGCAGATGAAGCAATGAAAAATGCAGGGATAGCAAGTGAAATAACAAAAACAAGATTGAACACACTGCATGGAACTATTATCCTAATGAATAGTAGCTTAGATGCAATGTGGGCAAGTTTAGGACAGGAAATAGTACCTATATTTTTATATTTCAATAAGATTATAAGGTGGCTTGCAGATGCAATTGGACAATTACCTGCACCCCTTAAGTATTTAATAGCACTCTTTCTATTAGGTGCTTATGTAACATCTTTAATGGCAAGTAAAATACTAATGACAGCAGGTTCATTTGTGATGCTAGCAGCTGCATTAGTTCAACTGAATAAGCATGAAAAGGAAAATATTACATTGACAATGATGATGGGACAAGCGTACACAGTTTTACGAAGACAAATCATAGCAACTACCGGTGCGATTGGAATTGGCATTGCAAAGATGCTTCTTTTCGCTGGTGCAGTTGCTCTAAATGCTGGAATTTTTGCGTATGCTATATATCAGTGGCAACAGGGAAACCAGGTTATGGGTGCGATGATTGGTTTGCTTGGTGTATTAACTTCATTATATACCATAATAATTATGTTAAAATCTGTAGAAATACAGAAGACACTAGCATCTGCTAAAGCTTATATTCTTGAAGCATATGCAAAGTGGACTGCTACTGCAGCTACACAAGGAATGACTGTTTCGACGTGGATGTTAGCGGCTGCACAAAATGCATTGCCTCTTATTCTAATTATATCTGCAGTAATTGCTATATCTCAAGGTATGATAGGATTAGCTCCTATTATATTACTAGTTGCTGCAGCCACCTGGGCTTGGAATTATGCACTATATGCGAATCCTATAATAGCTGTTGTAGGTGCAATTGCCCTTTTAATTGCTGCACTTACGATTCTTATTACTAAGTGGGAGGAGATTAATAAACAGTGGAAAGCAGGATGGAAGACACTTTTCGGTAGTCCAGATACTATATTCGATTATGCAGGGAATACCGCAGATACTGCTTCAAGAGCTGTGGGTAGACTAAACGAACAAATTATGAATGCTAACGCTTCATTTGCTGAAGGAAAAGAAGACTTTGGATTCAATGTTCGCGGTCCAAAAGCACCGCCTATTCAGAACATAAATCAAAAAGTCACAAGAGTTGTAAGTCCACAGCTGAATATTAGCTTTGGTAAAGTGGACATCGGCGGCACGATGTCAGACAAGGAGTTGAGTAGAGTTGTAAGTAAAGCCGCTGAAGAATCCATGAAGAGATGGCAACAGTCTTTTGACGCGGAGGCTACAAGATGACGAATCAAGATGTCTTAATTGATGGAGAAGTATTCGAAGCAGTGCAGGTGGTGGAGTTAACCCGCGAGTCTGAGATCGTTGATCATCCTGTCGAGAGTCTCGAAACAGAGAAAGATATTACTGTTACTGATCATATATTTCAAAGACCAAGAGTACTAAGTGTAGAGCTAAAGTTATTTAATGCAGTGAGTGAAGTACCAACCCTAAGGAATAGATTAGATTGTCTTTTATTTTTGGACGGACTCTATCAAAACAAGAATATATTTACATTCGCGTGTGATCTTGGGAAATTTGATAATATGGTTGTACAGTCATTATCTCTTAGTGAGGATAAGAGTAGTTCTAATGTATTCTTTGCCAAAATGACACTGAGAGAGATACAAGTAGTAACCTCTACGGCTAAGATGTTTCAGTATGTTGTTGATGATGACGGAACACCAATGTCAGGAGCTCCTATCCCAAGTGACACTGAGACCGTAGCTCTATATAAGCCAGGTACAAAGAAGGAAGAAGATCAATCTTTGTGGGACCAAGTTGTAGGTGGGCTTTCTTGGGCACACGGTGAGTATAAAGCATGGGAAATAGGAACAGCTGTTCCAGTCCTACGCAAGACATGGGATGCGATATTCTAGAAGGTGATTAGATGACATTGGTAGAAGGACAAATCGTTGAAGACGGTGATGTCTACGGGTATCTATTACCTGTAGATTACGATAAAGGATTTCCGCAGTCACTATTCACTACGATCAAAGGAGTTGTGTTTCATGTCACCTATAGGTTTAGCTCAATTGATGATAGTCTAATACTTCAGATAATTAGAGCACGTGACGGACAGATTGTGTTTGTAGGAAAGATTTCACAATACTATGATATTATGGTCTTTTCACCCTTGTGGCACTTACCTTATTTCATATTAGTAGGAAAATCAGTAATCCCTGAGGACATCGAAATATATGTATTTCCGCCAATAGATTGATGCACCTTTATGCAATTGGTGCGTTTAGATGAAGGTGTCGCAACACATGAATTTCAATGACCGATATACAGAAGTTTCAATTGGACCGAAGGATACGCTGGTAGCTGAAGCTTTAAAAGAACAGAATCCGCAGTTAGAAGGTGCGACATTTAATACGGGCAAATATGTTGATGGTAAGTGGGTCGAGGGATTTCATATTGAGTTCGAGATTTATGGCGAAAGTTCCGAGTCATCAGAACAAACTATCATAAAGATATATAATCCCAGACCCCGGTATCCTTACATGATATTTGGAGAAAAGTCCTCGATTGTTGTTAAAAGCGGATATATAGATTTATATGATGTAGTGTTCTCTGGGAAAGTAGATAAGATGTCCTATACAAAGAGCGGTGTGAATAGGATACTGGAATTGAGATGCTCGGAGAAGCAGAATGACTTAATTGAGATGAGAGTGGGCGGCAAAACCTTTCGCAAGTATGAAAAGTGGTCGAGTGTAATTAATTGGTTGATCGAACAGACAGAAGCTACGCTAGCATTCTTACCTGAGAGCAGGTACGATACTCTTGAAAGCGATTTTCAAATAACAACGGAAAAGTCGATAAAGGGTTGGTTAGATGATATAGTAAAAAGAATGAAACACAAGCCCGAGAAGTTCGAGGAACTTGGTGATGACAATACCTGGAAGTGGTATATTTCTCACGGGCGTATTTATGTAATGCCAAACACATGGGCAAATCCCTCAGGAATTAGAATTTCAGTTCAATCAGGATTATATTCGCTTGCACCTTCTACTTCACAAGATTCTGATGAAGCTCTAATGACACTTAAGATGTTGTTGAATCCGTGGATTACGAAGCAGTCGCTATTGTTAGTCGAGGAAACAAGCGGTATGTATAAAGTGTTTAAGTATAAGTTTGTTTCGTCAAGTTCGGAGCATATCACAGAAGTGGAAGCAACAATGGTAAGCTCAGCTAAGATGCAATGGATCAGCGCTAATAAAGGCATACCGATGGAGATTGAAGATAATCTAGATTATGTTGAAGGATACTATGAAGAGGCTGAAGACTAATGGCAGATCGTAAAAGAGGAACTGGCGTTGTCGGACGCATGGAGAAATTGTTCGAAGACTTACTGGCAAGTAAATGGACGTTAGTTCCGGGGATTGTAAGAAAAGTCAATAACGCAGCAGTTACATGCGACGTTGAACTTAAGATAAGAGGAGATTATGTTTTTAATGTTCTAGAGAATGTTCCTGTTGTATTTCCTAAAGGAGGAAGTACAGTACTACTAATGCCTATCTCTATTGGTGATGTAGTGCTGGTTGGATTCTCAAAATATCCTATGTTTAATATTTTAATAGACAATCAGGTAGTTGTCAGAGAGAAATTGGAAGATTCACCTAAGTTCCAGATTATTGATGCAATTGTTCTTGCAGGCTTTACGTTGGAAAATGAAACAAGAAGTATACCATCAGGATATGCTGAACTGTCAGGGAACTTAGAGGTAAGTGGTAGTTGGATACAGTTTCCAAGACTTACACAAGTTGAAATAGATGCAATGATTATTGGATTTGGAGCAGGTGATGCTGGTAAGACGTGGTTTAATTTAGATACATCACAGTGGGAAGGGTGGGATGGTAGTTTAGTCCGAGTATTCGCATTCACTTCATGAGGTGATTAAATGACGTATGGTGAAACCCTCAAACTCGACGATCAAATGGATATTGTAGTCGATGAGTTAAAAAGAATTCCTCTAGTCACAGATCTTGATATAGTACAACAGGATCTAAAGGTGCTATTTAGAACTTTCTTGGGCGATGATATATTTCACACGACTTATGGTCTTGATTTCATAACAATCGATGAATTAGGAACAGTAGAAGTTAAGAGAAGGGAAATTCAGGCAGCCGCAATGAAGTACAAGTATACAAAGAGAGTGATATTGATTGATATTACTCAAGACCAAGTTGGCGGTGCTTGGATTGAAACGTGGAAGGTAACATTATTGTTGCTGAGTGGCGAAGAGATCACAGTGGAGGTATCCCCATGACGTATGGAGTGACAGAAGATGGCTTCGTAATTAAGACTTACGAAGTAATACTTGAAGAGAAAAAGGATCGCGCAAAAGCACTATTTGGTGGAGACATAGATCTAACGGAAACGTCTCCATTACTTAAGTTGCTTGAAGTTCAAGCTCTCGAAGAGCAAAGACTTTGGGAGATGGCCGAGTCGTACTATTACTCGGGATATATAGATTATGCGACGGGAATTTCGCTTGATAGAGTTGCAGCTCTCTTGGGCGCTACTAGAAAGGCAGCGACCCCGTCAGTAGGAACGATCACGTTTACAGGAGTAAACGGGACTATCATTCCCATTGGAACTGTAGTGCAAACAACAGGTGATAATATCATACAATTTACGACAGATGCTGCAGTAACAATTGCAGGTGGCACTGCCTCTGTAGGAATTACGGCTGATATTCCGGGAGAAGATGGTAATGTGGCAGGAAGTACAATCACTACGTTGCAGACTCCCATCGTGGGAGTTGTGACAGTAAATAATGCTTCTGCTACAACTGGCGGAAGTGACGTGGAGACAGATTCAGAGTTTAGAGCTAGATGTAAAGGAACACTTACCGCATTGGGGAAGGGAACACTAGAAGCAATTAGGGTGGCAGTACTTGCAGTGTCAGGGGTTGAAAGTGTTTCGGCTTACGAGGACTTAGATATTCATGTAGTGAATCTCTATGTAGTCGGAGTCACCGCACCTAACACAGATGTAGACGATGCTATAGAAGACACGCGACCTGCAGGCATTCCAGTCTTTTGGTATCCGGTAACAAATCAGAATATCTATGTTGATTGTACAGTAAAGGTAGATGCGGCCAAGGTACCGGTAGATGCAGCAACACAAATAGCGGCTAAGATTGAGGAGTATATTGAATCTCTAGGCGCAGGGGACGATGTAATTTATTACAAAGTTATTGATGCGATTTGGGATTCTGAGGAAGATGAAACCGAGGCCTGGATTAAGGACATCGAGATATGTAAAACAGGAACTACACCATCTCCTGCTGGAACAACGAACATATCTATTGATGTCGATAAGAAAGCGGTCCCGGCCACAATAAACGTGACCTTAGATGCAGTTTAAGATGAACCCTTCTCTCCTCGCGTGGTGGAGTCGGGGAATAACTCCCCGGCTCCTAT